TATGACCACACACGAAAATGCCGGTACATTTGTTGTTATGTGATTGTGTAACTGTTGATGATCATATTGATTATGCACATTATACCATGTATCTATTTCAACTTTATAGGAAAATTGAAACATAAAAGAATCTATGTAAGACTGGATATAGGGCGCAGGTAGTAATGTATCATTCCATTTTTTAAAAAAGTCAGCATCGCTCCAGCGTTGAGATGCATTTTTAGAAATCCTACTTTCTTCGCCCTTGAATTCATCTTCTTTGCCATTTAATATCAATGGAAGATAATGATCCTGTAGAATTTTTAAATCTCCGAGATTCAATCGAGAAATGCTTACTGGATATCCTTCGAGTTGTATTTTCATTAGATATTATCTTTGGTATATATGCCAGTTTCAAACCCAGTTGTAAGATCTACAGTGGTACCAGTGTTAAAGAAGTCAATTACTTTATTTGCTAAAATTTTATGATTAACTTCTGAAAAGTGGTTATACCGAAAATCGCCGCCAACTCTATTATAATATGTGTTACATGTTTCGCTACTGTCAAACTCTAAGTTTGAGGTTTCAAACATATTTCCTTGTACTCCTGCAACGTTGTGAAACCCTGGCAGGATCAAACATCGAATGTCGTGTTGTGCATATAGCTTAGTTCTAAAAGTTATTGCATCAAAAATTGCATCATAGTGTATAAAAAGCCGGTGATCGGAATGCAGATACTGTTTATACATTTCTAATGCCTTGGCTTGTTCTTTTGTAACATGAACTCCTGGCACCCATTTTGCATTTAGGAAGTTTGCCATCTCTGGTTTATCTTCAAAAATCCATTCTCTGTAATAAGAAGTAAGCTGTACTATAACATAGTCCCCACTTTTAAACGACGATTCACGATCTCTTAGGGTATGGAAAATGTATTCATTGGAACACCCGAGCACACAGTCATTTATATGATTATCATCCCCGATTATACTTTCACTAACAATCCTAGTCCAATTCTTTTCTAAAGGCATGAATGTTATCAGGCCTGTAGGCCCAATAACTTCATTCTTGTGTGCATCGGGTACACTAAAACTATCGCCGAAAATATATAACATTAGTTAGTTGCTCCGGTTTCTAATAAAATGTTGAAAGACAAACTAATACGATCTTCATTGGTTGTATTTTCATTAACACTGTGATCTAAATAGCCTGGCCACATACTTAATCTACCTTGTTCTGGGGCGAATGCGTTTTCATGAGCATATGAACTTCCAATTGGATTGCATTTTAATGATTTAAGAGCATTTCTAAAAACGATATCACCGTCTTGTCCATTTGTTTTAAACCAATATACTCCACTGACGTGGCTAGTACCGTGATCGTGAACATGAGCATACTGACCTGGTTTGGTTAGTGTTAGCCATGAAGTTTCGATGGCTGCTTTGTAACACGGTTTAACATTCATCATTCTCATATAATTGAAACAATGGTGCATTATACACGAGGTGATCACTCTCATTGTTTCGTCTTTTAAAATAGACTGGCTAAAATCGCCTTGATTAGATAGGTAATGAGTGCTGGAATTCCAATATGGATTTGGCCCCCAACGATCTTCTAGATGCAGTTTATCAACCACAGTCTGCATCTCGGCCTGTATTTCGGTATATTCTTTACCTTCTGTTTTGTATGTGTATAGGGGAGAAGGAAACAAGGAGTAAATTCGGCCTTCGGTTTGATTATTCATGTTTTCTCCATCTTTAAATAAACATCATCTGATTGATTCTGTAGGCATCGCCAACAAACCAATCAGGTTGCATCACTGCTGTGTGAACATCAGTTTGTCTATATAATGTCAATCTATTAAAAGCCATTTCTGCATATCCCAGTTCTTGTCCGGTTTCAGAATAAAACGCTGTGCCGCCGTGAGATTCGTCATTGTAGTTTAAATATACAGATGCTGCAAATCTACCCGGATCTGCACTATCTCTATGGGGAGTTGGCTGGTCTTGTCCTTGCATTACATTTACCATGAATGTTATAAACTTGAATGTTTCACGTATGTCTTTATCGATCTTGCGTGGTCCGTCATTGAAATTTTCACTGATTAGTTTAACAAAAGTATCGGCTAAACTTGTTAGATCAATCCCAAGACTAATTGACAGGCCGGGATATGTATTTCTAATCATGCTCTTAGATGCAGGAATAGAAAGAGCTAATTCTCTAACTTTGTCAGGGCTAAGATAAAAGTTATCAACAATGACACATTTGGTATCACCTAACTGATGTACATGTACTTCAAAATTAGGATTAACTGCAAATATGTCTTGTTCATTTATTTTTTTAATCATGCTCTATCATTATGTTCAATCTCTACCATCATTTTAACAGCTGGAAAATAAATGTAATTAATTCCTGAGTTATAAAGGGTGCGCATGGCATCGTCAATGGTTTCAACCAATGGCTCGCCGCCTAGGTTAAAGCTGGTATTAAACAATGCAGGAACACCTGTTTGATTTTTAAATTCTTTAATCAGATTATACCAATGAAAGTTTTGTTCTTCAGTCACTGTTTGAATTCTACAGGTACCATCAACGTGTATAACTGCTGGAATCTTTTCTTTCACACCTGGCTGACAATTTACAGCATACATCATAGACGGAGAATCTTCCATGCCACGCAGATCAAACCAATCATGCACATCATCTTGTAATACTGATGCAGCAAATGGTCTAAAATATTCTCGTTTTTTAATCAAATTAACAAAATCTTTACCGTCGGCAAATGTTGGATCAAACATCAGTGATCTGTTGCCTAGTGCTCTAGGACCGTTTTCGCAGCGTTCTTGGAATAGTGCTACGATGTTTTTAGATCTAATAGTCTTAATAACATCTTTGTAATCAACATTTATTGTTACACTACCACCATACTTGGCCGCAGTTTCTATTACTGCATCTTCAGTGATATGTTGTATCGGACCTAAAAATAAATTTTCATCTTTTGATCTTACTTTTGTATCTTGAGATGTTTTATAGTAATGATAAAATGCTGCACCCATAGCTGTACCTGCATCGTTTGATACTGGCTCAACATATATCTTTACACCTTCCGGTAAGTGCTGTAAGTAGAAATAATTAGCAACACAATTCAACCCGTACCCTCCGCTGATAACAATATTTTTATTACCTGTACGTTTAATTGATTTTAAAATCAAGTCAAGTACTAGTTGCTGAGATTCAGTTTGGACATTGTAGGCCATGTTTCTTCTAGAAGCCAATTGTGTTAGATCTTCTGCATCAGCTTCACTCATTTGTTGCTCGTACCGCTGCATTTGTCGTCGATCGTTGGGGTCAGTTACTGATCTATGAATAATTTTTGGATCGTGTATTCTGTCATCTAGCTCAGCATAGCCTTCTTCATTGACCAGTGCGCCATTAGGATATGTATTAGCAAATAGATCTTTATTACCGCCAAAATTACCATAAATCTTAGGTGCTTTGTTCGGTTCTCCATACGGAAACAGACCCATAGTTTTACCCGCTTCTATCGAGTCGAATCCACAAAATCTAGTTACTGCTTCATATGCTTTAACAATACCTGTTTTATCATTAATTATAACTTCTGTACCGTTCCCATCACTATTGTAGTGTTCAGTCCTCCAAGGTCCGTTGCCTCCAAAATGCTTGTACACTTCCTCAAAGTTTGCAGGGTATGAACAATCATATATACTTTCAACTTCAAACATGGTTTGACCGTCTGGGCGTTCAATAAATGTACCTGCACCATCTACAATGATAGCACTTGCTTTATCAAACCCAGATCTATAAAATGCCAACGCGGCGTGACTTCTATGGTGTTGATCGTGATATTTAAATACTTGGGTATTAATATCGTCGATTAATCTCAACTTCCTAGCAAGTGCAGAATACACATCTTGCCTTACATAATCGTTTATTGGTTCGTCATGACCTTGTGTGTGTGATATTGCCAAATAATCAATCTTATCAGTATAGTCAAGAATTTTAACCATACTCGCAAGCGGGCCGCCGTCATATTTGTAGCGAGATAGTCTTTCTTCTTCAATAGAAAATACAATTTTTCCATCTTTTAAAAGACAAACTCCTGCATTATGCCCTCGAGCAATACCTGCAATATATCCTGTTTTTTGCATTATTTTTTCCTTGTGACATTTATTTCAAGCACAGCTGGGTGCAGAACACCCAGCAGCTTGTTTAGGTTCAACATATGCCTTGGCAGTTTTACCTAATGTAGTTTTAATTTTTTTGACGATTGTCTTGATAGTTTCGTCACTAAGCACCATTAGATTTTCATTGTGTCTATCAATCCTAATGTCTACCGCAACTCTTATTGGAGAATACCGTCTTTCGTCTTTGCCGTTATCAATTATAGTAAGTGTGCTGCTGCCAGGATACGAAATATTTTCAGGGAATGTACCGCCTATAACCACTGTGCCTGGTTTCTTTAGAGCATGTGCAACATGCTGTCCCACTGAGTCGCAGCCCAAGAAATAATCAGCAGCATTAATAATTGCAGTCCATTGTAATAAACTAACACTCTCTGGTACCATTACTCCTAGTGCTCTGTTTCCAGGAATTTTTAACTCGCTCATCATTATAACAGCATAATCTTTATTCAGTTCTTCAAGTATTTTTACAATATCATCGACTTCAAATGATCTACCACTTTCGTCAATGATAGTATTGCCCTGTAATCCAGCTGTTTTTCCAAATGGTTGGAAGATTACTACTTGTTGCTTTTTAAAATGATTTCTAGCTTCGTTGACCAGTTCGTTGGCTTGTGCAATATCCTTTTTGCCAATAAAGATATTGTATTCTTTGGTTTCTGGGATGATTTCGGGCGGAACATCGTAGTTGATCAACATGTCAAACGCCTGCACAAGATTGCATCTTTGAGTAAAGTATGCGTTTAGTTTATACGGTTCGGGAGTTATGATTTCTCTATCTTTTAATTTTTCAAAAAGATCTGGGTTGGTAGCATGATGCACATTATTTGCTAATATTTTGCTGGTTAAATATAGATCTATCCAACCTTCAACAACAATGACTGCTGTTGGATCAGTGTGCTTGACATAGTGCTCTAGTGCGGGAATGGCACATAGTACTCGACCTGCGCCGCCATTTATAAAAAATGCTTTTTTCATTGATATCGTAACCTTTGCTATCTAGTACGATATTTATTTTGAGGGCTAGGCCTCTAAGAATAATGTGAGCGAGCGTTGAGTATTGTGCTGTTGCCAGCACAATACTACTCGAAATTAATTAACGCCTGGGGGTAGATTTTGTAAAGCATCAGCATCGGAGGCATCTCTGTCTGCGATTCTAATAACCTGAACGTGCTCATGTTCAAACTCCATGTTAGGACCGTCTTCAGGACTCCGAGGAAATCTCACAAGATAGTTAGGTACATCTGCCCAATCTGCAGGAAGGTCTCTAAGTTTTTGTCTATAATCCAGCCATTGTTGTTTCAGAGCTTCTGGCATGTCTGGAGCAATTTTGCCATCACTCGCAGCTAGCCTTGTATCTCTCATCTTTCTAAGCCGCTCATCACTAAACTCTCTTTTGTTCTCAAAGAATTTAAGCGGTGCTGTGTAATCGTCAGTTACAGATTGTTTATCATAAACAATTCTAATATCAGAAGGATCTACAACTGTGGCATTTGGTTGATCAACTGGACCAACAGAAACTTCGTAAATCTTTGGTGCTTCTAATCCGCCGTAGATCAATCCAATTTTGCAGCAGTTTATGTCGGTATCTGCTTTTAATATTTCTCTTTTGAGATCCAATGGTAGGGGACGATCTGGCTCGTCTTCTGGTGCAAACGCCTGCGTCAAATAGCCAGTTTCTTTATCGAGCCACATGACTATTTCGTCCGGGCCTTCGTATAACTGTGTACTGGTTTTACCCAACGTATTTTCCAACGAAAATAAGTGATCTGGTATGCTGTATGTCAGCATTTTGGTTATGTGTGCCATTTATTTCTCCTTAACTATATGTTATTCTAACAAGACCACCAGAACCAAAACTGCCCCAACAGGCACTCGATGAGTCGATTGCGTGGCCTGAGCCGCCACCGCCTGGGAAAGCTGCGTGTGCTGAACAGCAGGCCAAATTGCCCACGCAGCGATGTTTGCCGCCAATTCCGTGAGGTGCAGACCACGGGCCGCTTGGACCACCTGCTACTGCGAACGCATCGGCACAACAGTTGTATTGGTGATTATATGATCCAGTTGTGCCTCTAAAACACATATCGGACCCGTATACTGGGCTATTACAAGCATGATTGACCCAACCAGCATTGTAGTTGCCTAGATCGCATTGAGTATTTCCAATGTGGCAGTTGTAACAGTTTGAGATCATGTCCCATGAAGTCGACCCACCCATGCCGCCGATGGCACAGAAGTTGCTGAGACCAGTGCCGTTGACATAACTGGTGCATCCATGACGACAATTTTGGTTACATGAACAGCAGCAGCTACAGTCCGATGATCCAGCGGCACACACAGTGTATGTTGCGCCATCTGCAAATCCATTCACTGATTTTTGCAGTGTTCTTACGCCATAATTGCCGCCTTGGCCACCAACTCCGTGATCATGGTCACCACCTGATGAGCCACCTGGGCCGCCACCTGACAGTATTTCAAACTTTATAGATGTAGTACCATTGGGTACTACAAATGCACAACAACGACCGCCATTCTGTGGGCTCCAATTGTTGACATTCCAGACATAAATTTCATTAATTTCTGCAATTTTACATTGATGTTGGCTGTTGCCGTAAATTATTCCTGTACTCGATAAACACGTTGGCATTTATTTCTCCTTAACTATATGTTATTCTAACGAGGCCACCTGAGCCAAAACTGCCCCAGCAGGCACTTGATGAGTCAATTGCGTGGCCTGCGCCGCCGCCACCTGGGAAAGTTGCGTGTGCTGAACAGCAGGCCAAGTTACCCACGCAGCGATGTTTGCCGCCAACTCCGTGCTGTGTACTAATTGGTCCAGAAGGTGCTCCTGCAACAGAAAAGTTATCTGCACAACAGTCATATGAAGAATTGTATGATCCAGCTGTTCCTCTAAAACACATATCAGACCCGTATACTGGCGAGTCACAAGCATTATTGCCCCAACCGGCATTGAAGTTACCCACGTTACACTGAACATTACCAATGTGGCAGTTATAGCAGCTGGAGGTCATATCCCACATAGTAAAGCCACCCATGCCGCCGATGGCACAGAAATTGCTGAGACCAGTGCCATTAACAAAGCTGGTGCATCCATGACGACAATTTTGGTTACATGAACAGCAGCAGCTACAATCCGATGAGCCAGCAGCGCATACAGTATATGTTGCGCCATCTACAAATCCATTCACTGATTTTTGCAGTGATCTTACACCATAATTGCCGCCTTGGCCACCGATGCCGTGATCATAGTCACCACCTGACGAGCCACCTGGGCCGCCACCTGACAGTATTTCAAACTTGATTGAAGTAGTCCCTGTGGGTACTGTCCACGCACAACACTGGCCGCCATTCTGTGGTGACCAATTGTTGAGATTCCAGACATAAATTTCTCTTTGTTCTTCAATCCTGCACTTGTGCTGACCATTGGAAAAAATTATACCGCAATTTGATAACTGTACTGGCATTTTTAATTCTCTCTTTTCATATCTTCAATTTCTGCTTTTAGCGCCTTGACCGCTTCTATCAGCAAGGGAATCAGTTTTTCATACTTTACAGCAAGATATCCGTCTTCTCTTTCAACCACAGCTGATGGTACTATTTCTTTTACTTCTTGAGCAATAACTCCCACGTCCAGCATGGTGCGTTCTGGATACATTTCTTGCGCAATTTTATTCCAGTGATACTGATAGCCTGATATTTTTAACAATTTTTCTAGGCTATTTTCAATCTTTGAAAGATTTTCTTTTAGTTTAATATCCGAAGCTGCATATGCAACAACTTCTCCGCCTACATACAATGCACCACTTACGCCAACTCCGCCAGTTACTACCAGTGTTCCAGAGGTGTTGCTGTTGCTGGTCTGAGCGCCTAACAAATTCAACTTGCCAACGCTTGGCTGAAATGTCATTTTGGTAGTTGACACATTTAAGTCAGACACTGTGCCAGTGGCAAGGGCGAATAAAGGATAATGGGTGCTTGCTGATGATGTTTGATCAGTAACTGTAACAGATTTTGATGTCCAACTCAGGATCCCTGATGAATTGGTTGTGAGTACTTGGCCCGTTGAGCCGTCGGCAGCAGGCAGTGTCCAGGTTAAATCAGCCGCTATCGTTGCAGGTGCAGCAAACGCAACATAGTTCGAGCTGTCTAAGTCGCCGAATCTCAAAGCTTTCTGCGTATTTAATTGAAAGCTTGCAGTAGAAACCATCCGACCGGTTCCGCCCGGACTAAACGTAATATCTTGATTCGCCGCGGTGGACAATGCCGAGTCGGGCGAAATTTGGATAGCTCCTACCAGCGATGAACTACCTACAAGGCCGCCTGTGATTTTTCTTGACATAGTCTTATCCTTTTATTAAGCTGTTGCAGTTTCAATACCGTAGACCACAGCATTCACGCTTACAGCGCTTGAGCGGACCACTAATCTTTTATCTGCATCCATAACAATACCTGTGCGCTCCAACACACCCTTGGCCGATAATGAAGTATCAAATTCAATGTACTCCGAAACGTCCGGGGTTGCTGCCGTTGCCGCAGTGCAAATTGCCACTTGAATAGTGACTGCTGATGCGCTGCGATTGCATATGCTGAGTGTTACCACTGCAAATGTACTGTCTGGTACATCGTATACCGTGGTATTGGTCGCCGCTGATAGATTTGCTACTCCTAGTCTTCCTGTTGCCATAATGTATTCTCCATGTATATATTTATGTTAAAAAGTAATTGAACGCTATCGGTAATCCAATAACCCCGCCTCTGAACTCAAAGACTGCATTCATCTTGATTGGTCCTGTTGTCACAGTAGTTATCACGTTTGAGCTGATAAAAATACTACCTGCTGTCACGGAGTTCACGTTCAAGCTAGCACCACCGCCACCAATTTGGCCTGCGATATATGCTTTGATTGCTCGTTGTGTGGGCACAATATTATCTGAATCAGCGGTAAAGAACGGATCTGTTGAAAATTCCGTGATAGTAGCTGATCCTCCACCCAGTGTTACGTTGCCTAGGTTAAGTTCTTGCAGACCTGAAATATTAAACGCATCTGCATTCAAGGTAGCAACACCAGTGCTTTGTTCAATGGCAAACAAATCGCCAACTCGGAAGTTACCGTCTTGATCCGTGCTTGTAAAGAACACTCGCCCACCGCCTGATTCCACAGCTTCATTTGCAGGAATTGCCGGTTGCAGTGGCAATCCTGGATAATTGGTATCAATAAAACTGCCTGTACCTATGTCTAAGAAGTCGTGTCCAGTGAGTCGAACTTGGCTGTATTTCAGTCGCATAGTGATGGCTGCACCGTCGGGTGGCGCTTCTGATATAGTTAGAGTAGGACTCAGCTGTAGAAACGCTGTGTGAGATCCTTCATTGTCTCCGAGGAAAGTCACCACATTCACTAACTTAAACACTCTGTCAGGTAAATGACTGAATACCACATTGGAACCTGGTGTAGGTCGTTGATTGAGTCTGCGGCTGGCCACAAACGTGCCAGATTGAAACAGATCTGAATAACCATCACCGGTGTTTACTTCACCGCTGCCTGTGACAAACTGTGTGCCTCTGTTCACAAAGCTAGGATTAGCTAATACGCCACTGTTCTTCCTCACTGTTACAGGAGATTCAAATGTGTTGTTGGGATCAGTGAATGTGATTGTAGGCACAGTGGTATAGCCTGATCCAGGTTCTGTGATATTGACCTGGAACAGTTTTTCAGCAGCCACTTTGGCTCGACCTCTAGTTGTGGCTCCTGTTCTGATATATGTGGCTACAGTACCAGTGCTGGCCCCAACTCCCACAAACAAGCCGTATCTGTCTCTATTACCAAAAGTGATTGAGTTGAAACCGCTGGCTGCTGTAGATGTGGTTCTTGTAGTCCAAGTAATGCCATCTGGTGATGTTGCTGCTGCTGTGGATTCGCTCACAGCAAGGAATACTCCTTGGCCGTAAGTGACTTTGTACCAATCTGCTGTGGCCGGTAGTGTGCTGGCTGTCCAAGTTATACCGTCTAGACTATAAGCTGCAATTGCGCCGTTGGTATTTGAAATAGCAACAAATCTGTTGTTACCGTAGGCAATGCTTTCCCAGTTTGATGAACTAGGCAATGCACCTGCAGTCCAAGTGCCTGTGACTGTGGTTGAAGTAGCATAATTGGCCACTGAGCTACCTCTCTTTATGGCTACAAATCTGTTTTTACCGTAGGCAATTGCTGTGAATCCAGTTGTGGTCAACGTTCCAGTTTGATCCCAGTTTTCGCCGTCGTTACTGATTCGTACTGTGGTTACATCACTGCTGACTGCCACGAATTTTTGTGCACCAAATGCCACATCAACCCATGCAGCAGACGTTACCATGCTAGTTGCTGACCAAGTAATACCGTCGTCACTGTATGCGCCTTTGGTGTTAGCGGCAACTCCTGCTACTGCTACGAATCTGCTGACTTTACTTAAAGAAGAATTGTCGTCAAACAGGCCTGCAGCCATAGCTGACCAGGTTTCCACACTAGGCATCAAGCTGGTTCTTGTGGTCCATGATACTCCGTCTTCTGAGGTTGCACCTACTGTGCTACTTCCTCTTATTGCCACATATCTACCACCTATGCCGTAGCCTGAATGATCAAAGTCTATGATAGCGCCTGTGGTTGAATTCACTGCTGTGATTGTGATCACTAGATCATTAGTAGTTGTGGTGCCGCCTAGGCTGGTACCTAAAATTGTTATGGTTTGCAATCTAGTATAACCTGTGCCTGCAGCCTGCACAGATGGTGTGTATTTCCATCCATTGCGTATCACTGTGAAAGTAGCACCTAAGCCGGAACCTGTGTAAGTACCTGTTAGTGTGGTATACACTGCGGCGGTTTCACCGTATTTCACTGCGGTCCAGTCTCCTGAAGTTGGCAGTGTGGCCGCTGTAGAAGTATAGCCAGGTGCAGTAAATGTGACTCTTGGTTCAATGATATATGTGGTAGACGCATCGGGTGATGCAATTGTTGTGCCTGCTATTAAATGATCAAATCCTGCTGTGCCGTCTGATTCTTTGATCAATCCGGCCACTTTAGTACCTGAATTATATGTGTTGATGATACCAAACTGGCCAACGCCTGCACCACCTGTGATCACAATTTTCATACCTATGTAAGCAGTGCTGGATTCTCCGTCTGTGGCAGCAATGGTAACAGACGTTGATGTACCACCCTGTGCAGTGTTGGAGTTGGTGATATAACCAAAGCCTCCGAGATTGCCGTCGGCCTCTGGAGCATTGGTACTGTCATCTATAAGATCCAACATGCGAATTTCAAATACAGCATCGTCACGGAACTCGTCAGTTTCAACAACTTGTCCGCTGCCACCACCTGTGAGCGTATAATTAACTTCTGTGTAGTCTATACCTGCATTTTGGAATTCTATTTGTAGCAGTGCAGATCCATCAGTGATAACACGATCAATTACTGCTTCAAACTGTAGTCTGTTGTCTACTATGCCGGTGTCTGGTGTTTCCGTTGCGTCAAATCCTTCTGCCACAGAACCAAAATCACCATAGGAATTGTTGCCGTTGGTAGCTCTGATTCTGCCGCCGTTTTCTGCTAGATATGCTATGTGATTGTAGTAAGCAAACACAGAAACAAGTTCTGCACGACCATTATTGGTAATCCATGCGCCGATACCGTCGCTGAGCACCTGGGTGAAGTCATTGCTAACTATGGAATCGTTGCCACCATTATGTAATGCACCATCAATTTTTTGACCAATGCAAGCTGTGCCCAATGTGGTCACACCCTGTACATATGGTGAACGTGTGATGATCCATGTGCGATAATCTTCTGGGCCCCAACCTGGATCAAGACTTGCGTATGCTCCTGCACTCACTCTTGATGTGCCAAATTCATTAGGTGCCAACAAATCACCAGTTAGTCCCTGTAGAGTTTGATCTCTAACTCCGGTGCTATCACGTAGATAGTACATGTCCTCTTCTAGGCTACCTGTGACACTGTTGGCATAATATCTAGCTGCATATCTAGATTTGTAATTACCTGGATATTTCAAATCGTACTTGAGTGCATCGATATAGGTGTTGACATCTCTGAGGCAGGCTGTGCTGCTGTAATACAAAGCCACGGTCATCGAACCACTGCCGTCGGTGGCAATATCAAACGCTGTGTTTGAATCTCTTGTGGTGGCAATCTTAAAAGTAGTTGCACTCACCACATTCTGTACATAGTAAGTGGTAGTTGTACTCACTCCGCCAATAGTACCTGTGAATCTTATAGCTGCGTTTCTTGTCATCCAAGAAGTAGATGAGCAGGTGAACAAGTCAGTGGCTGCTGTGGCAACGGTAACTGTGGTAGTATATGTGGAATCGATGTAAGCATCAATTTCCGCAACTATATAATCTCTGTTGCGCTCTAATTGCAGCACAGCATAATCAACCATTCTATTACCTGTGGCGCAACGACTGCCTTCATTGGTAGCGCCGTAGAGGATATCATCTACCAAGGTCATTAGTGTTTCAATACGAGCCTGTGCAGTAGCATTGCCGCCTACATTGGCTATGGCTTCTGTCTTGGCATTAGTTAATGCATCTCTAGTGATAGTTTTTTGGTTACCGACAAATACTTCTGATGCTGATGCTCTTAGGTATGAGTATGCTGCTTCTCTAGTTTTAAAGTTGCTGTTAAACATGAAGTCAAACATCACAGCTTCTAATATCAATCGAGTATCTCTAATACACTTGGTTTGGAGATATAGAATCTTAGCTGTAACCCCATCAGTTTTGTAGGCACTCGGGAATATTGCATTAAAGGCAGTACCGCCCGACGATAAGCAAGATACAGTGATACTTGTTATGTTAACAATATCACCTGCTGCTAGACCGTGTGTTGCAGTGGTTACTATCGCATACCCTGTAGATTCGTTGTAGACAAAGTTGCTAATTGCCAAGGTTGAACTATCAGACTTAGTTACTGTTCCACCGCTGACATATGTATGTACTAGATTGGTTTTTCCAACGTATATTCTAAAATTTGTTGAAGTCAATGATGTTTCATCTACCACAAAGTCAGTGTGCCATGCTACTGCATTTAGGTCATCTACAACATTTTGAACAATGGTTTCTTGTGCAGCATCTAATGTGTTAGCTGCTGTGATCAATGCAGTGGTTGATGTAACAGCGTTAGTTGCAGTTGGGTAATCAATAGTTTCAAGATCAATGGCAAGACCGCTGCCGTTGGTAAACGTTGTAAGTGTTCCAGCACCGTAGGTAGCTGCCAAACTAAATGTGTTGGCACTAGCGACTGCCGACACCCAATATTTGACCCCGTTGACTAGTCCGTTGGCGGTGATTCTTGGAATTACCGCATCTCCTACTGCCAAACCGTGTGCAGTAGATGTGAATGTATTTGTACCTGCAATGGTGGTCACATTGATCTGAGGTGTTGTAGCCTCAGTGGAATCACCTTGTATGATATTGGTAATGATGTCTACCAATGCTCCCACTGTGACATTGGCAGCGGCTCCGCCTGTTAAATTAGTACTGTCAGTCCATTGAGTGGCAGCGTTGCCTGTGGACTTTGTGACTGAGGTATTAGCGATAATCTCCTGCACAATGATTTTTAGTCTGCCGTAGGCAGCAACAGTGGCAGCAATTTCTGTGCTGTCAATCTGTAATGTTGTACTGTTATCGCCGTCAAAGTAGGCTGTGCCAGCTACTAACGTGGCCCAAGTTCCGCCATAGGTCAAGTCATAGCCCATGGCATCAACAATAAATGCCACATCACGTTTGCATTTGGTTCTAGAATATTTCACTGCGGGGAAATTCACTGTCAAATACGCAGTAATTTCTTCTTTGATAAATTCTTTGTTTTCACGCAGCAGTGTTCTTGCATCGCCAAACCCTGTTAAGAATGCAGTATTATATCCTGTGGGGTTCGCAGAACTCTCCATGAACGTAGAGCTGATCTTGAAATCAATTTGATGCTGCATGACTCTGACCAACTGTGCAGCATCAGCTGCTTCGTCAGTGCTGGCATATGGGAATACTGCACTTTGAACTGTGGTATTGCCTGAGCTTTCTGTGACGTTGGTTCCTCGTACGATCTGATCAACCACTGTTTGCAATCTAGTCAATGCACCTACGCTGTAGCCTGCATCAGATCTATTAGTCTGACTGCCTGCAGGTCCTGCGTTGGTCGAACGTAGTTCATCACCGATCACACAGGTCTGTTCTGGTACAATAATAGGCAGTGTTTCACGATATTGACCTGTGGCAATTCTTATAAGATTGCTAGGACTGTATCTTGCTGGTACACTGGCTATAGCAGCAGCTATCTGAGGTGCTGTAACCGCTGCTACTCTAGCAGTGATAGCATTTGTGATAAGTGTAACACTTGCTGTTACTGTGGTCAATGCAGTAGCTTCTGCTGTGAGGCCGCTGTTGAAATATTGAGCCACTGTGGCAGTGGAATTGTCGCCGTTCAGTGTCTGATAATTTATTGTTGGAGCTGTCTGTGCCAAAACATTGCCGACAACTGTGAGCATGTAGTTGTAGGCAGCTACGGATTTGGTTCCTTCGGTAGTCAACCCTGGATATGCTTCTGTCTCACCTGGGCTGAGTCCGCCAATCAATGAATTGGCCACTCCACGTGATTTAATATTACCACCATGGCATAAATCATAGATCACTGCATCTAGTGTAAATCCTACATCTCGCTCACATTTAAAATCATCGTAGACAAATCCAATAAATGGTGCAATGTTGTTGGTGATTTGATTCTGTATAAATTCTGTGACTTCGCGTTGGACAAACACACGATTCAATTCCAGCAGATATCGTGCATCGGGATTTCTAGGACCACGTTCTACCTGTTCACAGGCATAGCGAATGGTCTTGAATGGTTTGTCCCAAGTTCTTCCATGCACGGGTGAAGGTAGATCTGTACCTGTGGTTGCTACAAAATATGTGTGGTCTGTTTCGCCTAAGGTGACCCATTCTGGATCAATACCTGTGGAAACCAAGACCTGTCCTTCTCTGCCAATTGGCAGTCTTGTAGGACCTGCACCGCCATAGTAGACCAAATCGCCTCTTACGGAAAGAATATCAGTTTCAGAACCCACACTTAGTAGACTCCAGTATGTGCCGGTGCTGTCTTGATCAGGTCTACTGTAAACCTGTCCGCCGCCTGCTGCACCTACTGTGGATCCGTCGTCGCCTTCTGATCTGTGAGATAACAAACAGATATAGGCGTTTGCGCCAAATCTCACAGCGTCACCTAGCAGATAATCTCTGTCATCTGACCATAGACCTTGCCAGCTGATACCAGCATTGAGTCTTGACCAGTATGTGGTGTTTGGTGGTTCTGCCGATACAGTAGCAGTCATTGTGCCTGCGGCATCTGCAGTGATATTGAAGGTTGTGCCGCCTGGAGTGGTGCTGACTGTGATGTTACCTGCTGCCACAGTTTTCACATAGTATCTGGCAGTGGTAAACACATTACCAAATGTTGTGCCAGTAAATCTCACTGCCATGCCTACTACTATGCCTGTGGTTGAGGCTATGGTAAATGTATCAGTGGCTGCGGTTACCTCTGTGACAGTAACGGTAGTTGAAGGAGCATCTTGTGCTGCCAAATATGTGTAGCCGCCTATAGATACCACTTCGCCTATCTTGTATGATGTAGTGTTGGCCCATGCAGATTGAAATTTAAATCCTTCTGTGTACAGGTCCCAATCTGTTGTTGTGATTACAGGAGTCGCTGCTGCAGATGCAGCAGTATGCACAGTTTTAGCTATGTATTGATTACCACCGTAAACAACGATGTCGCCTGGTTGATACAGAGTTGAATTGCTCCAGGTGTTTTCAAATTCAGTGCCTTCATTGAACTGAGTCCAACGACCTGCTGTGCTGTCGGTTAAGAATGCAGCATCTGCGGTATGCTGAATAGCACAGATCCACAGGCCAGCGCCGTATTTGACTACATCATTGAGTTTGTATCTAACAGCAGTGGTCCATGTGCCTTGGTATTCTACGCCAGGATTAAATGTATCCCATTTGGCTTGATCTGCTTCTAGTCCTGATGCTGCGGTAGCAGCTGAAGTGTGGTAAAGGTTACACACATAGGTGTAACCACCGTACTTGACTAGATCATTTACCTTGTAACGGGTAGACACTGTCCAACTGGTTTTCCAATCGAATCCTTCTGCATACACAGTCCATTTGGCTTGGTCTGCTTCTAGACCCGACGCTGTGGTAGCAGCAGAAGTGTGGCTGTCGTTGCAAATGTATAAGAGGCCGCCGTACTTGACCACGTCGTTGAGTTTGTAGAAAGTGCTGACATTCCAGTCGCCGGTCCACGATTGGCCGTCGCTCATCTGATTCCATTTGGTTGGACTGTATTCTAAATCTGTGTTGAAATCTGCACCAGAAGTATGCCCTATCGCACAAATATATGTACGAGCACCGTATCTAACAACATCATCAATATAATATGTTGTTGCCGCGGTCCATGTATTCTTCCATACAAATCGAATTCTACCTAATTTAAATTCTGCCATTTTCTACTCCGTATTCTATATTTAGTTTGTTATGTGGTTCAATCGAAAGACCTGTAAAACATTGTTTGTGCTAGCATTATACCAGTTATTCCAGATAGTGCACCATTAAATTCTGCTAATACCGGCACTATAATACGCAACCCCGCAGTGCTGTTGATTCTATCAGGACCTACTAGGATAGTACCAGCAATAAAACTGCCCACTGCAATTTCCGATCCGCCAACGCTGAGTCTTCCAGCAAGGTATGCTGCAATAGCACGTTGAGTTGGTACTATGTTGTTGGAATCTGCTGTGAACAACGGGTCTGTGGAAAACTCTCGGACCACCGCACCAGTTCCACCTACTCTAATTCCGCCCAATCTCAATTCTGTCAAGCCTGCTAGATCAAAGAAATCAGAACTAATAGTTACCACCCCGGTGCTCTGCTCAACAGCAAATAACTCGCCAGTTCTAAAGTTGCCGCTTTGGTCGGTTGAAGTATAAAACACCCTACCTCGATCCAACTCTACTACTTCGTTTTCTGGAGCAGGTTCATAGAATCCCGAATACAGCAATGGATAATTGGTTTCTTCAAAATTGCCTGTGCCTATGTCTAGAAAATCGTGTCCTGTAATTCTGCATTGGCTAAACTGTGATCTAATTGTGACTGCTGTGAGATGTTGTAGATTATCGCGAACTTTGATTTCTGGCGTAACACGTATTCTGGCAGCTAGCCCTCTATCAGTGAGGCCTATCTCTTCAAGGGCCACTAATGTGTATGATCCGGTCAACCCTGTGATTACTAAATTAGCACCAAGGGTTGGATACGTCGTCAAATCATTTATCACAATAAGTTTGCCAAAAGGAATGACATCTGCAAATCCGTTGCCTGTGACTGTGACTGTGGTACTGGCAGTACGGTATCCTAGACCGCGATTGATCCAACTGGTACTGCCTATAACACCATCAGCTGTTCGAGATTCGATGACTGCGTTGGTTCCATTGTTGGGATCAATAAACGTACATGAAGGTCCTTCTGTGTATCCTGAGCCTGGATCCCACAGTTTCACTGAGCGTATGATTCCAGAACTTAGTGTGACTCGTCCCAATGCTCGTGCACCTGTCTGTATTTTATTGAACTTATCTGTGTTGTCAATAGCTATCCACATTGGTGTGCTTTTGCCTGCTGTGGAATCTCTGGCATCCACATGTGGATTACCAAATGCCACGCTGACCCATTCTGCGGACGAAGCCAGGGTTCTTGATGTCCATACCACGCCATCTGCAGACTGAGCTGCATAATTAGTAGGCACTTCTACTGGATCTGCGAATACATCACGTCCGCCTGTGTCACCTATGGCAAAGAATACTCCTTGTGCATAGCGAATCTTCTTCCAGTTATGGGCTGAGCTGCCGTCTTGTGATGGCATGGTGGCTGGCAACCAGTCTGCGCCGTCGAAACTATAAGCAACATCGCCCGTGTTAGTTATAGCAACAAATCTGTCGTTACCGTAGGCAATGCTGACCCATGCTTTGGCACTGGAATCTGCGATCACGTCCATGATGAATACATTCCACGACCATGTGTTCAGTGTGGAATTGTATGTGCCCTTGGCCACAGTGTTTCCATTGTTGCCTAACACCACATACGTATTCTTTCCGTAGGCTATATCTGTCCATTCGTTGATAGTGGAATCACCTGATGGCAGAGTCACTGCCGACCAACTAGTTCCATTCAAACTATATGCTGCTGAATTTGAATCAGTGGCCACTGCGATGAATAACCCGCCGCCATATATAACTGAATTCCATAGTCGTGATGCCGGCATGGCTCGGGTTGTCCAGGTTATACCGTCGATTGAGCTAGCCGCAACATCACTGTCTAGACGTATGGCTACAAACAGATGATTGCCCACGGTAGGGTACTGAACTCTACCCGCTGCTAGACTCTTCCAATCGCCTGCGGTCGGCATATTAAACTGATTCCATTCAATGCCGTCTTCACTGTAAAGTGCAGCTGATCCGCCTGAAGCAACTGCTACAAATCTTCCGCTGGCAGCTTCGTTGTCTTCTCCTGTGCCGTAGGTTTTTTGTTGTGCAGCTAATATCGAGTTGGTGCTGTCGTCGCTGACATCATTGACTAGAATAATTAAATCATTAAGTGGAGTTGCGCCGCCTAGGAGATTACCATCAATGGTTAGTAGCTGCCCAGCTTGATATCCCGCACCACCGTTGTTGATAGTTAGAGTATAATCCCTGCCCTGCTTTACCACATCAAATGTGGCCAAGGCTGCTGCAACATCTACAGTTGTACCTGTGCCGGGCTCGTTAACTGCTATGCCAGTATAGGATTCGGTGGTATCACCGTAGATTATGTCTTTCCAGAGAGTACTAGTTGGTACAACGATCTCTTGTGCTGCATATGTAGGAGCTGAAAATATCACTCTGGGTTCTATTCTGTATGTAGTATTGGTCAGCAAAGGTACTGTGAGGGATTTGCCCGGAACCACGTGATCCCATCCTGGCTGATCATCTGATTCTCTGTATACTGTTACCACTTTAGATATATTGTCGTAGGCAGTGATATAGCCATACTGTCCTGTACCTGCTCCGCTGGTAAGAATTATACGCATGCCAAGATATTGTGTTATAGAATTTGCATCATTGGTAGCTATGGTAATAGTAGTAGCCGTGCCGGTCTGGGCGTTGTTCTGTACCAGGATGTACCCACCCCCTCCTATGGACTGCGCAATGGTTGCAGTGCCTGCATTGGCATCTAGGATCCTAGCTTCAAACACAGCATCATCTCGAAAATCTTCAAATACCACGCTGGCATTGACACCTGCTCCAGTAAATTCAGCTGTCGCACTGGAATAGTCTTGTCCTGCATTGGTCCACTCTAAAATCTGTATTTCGTCAACAAAGTCTCCGGCAAACGCTGCTGCCACTATGGCCTGCTGTGCTCTGGTATAGTTTCTTGCAACTTGCGGTACTTCAGTGGCGTCGATGCCGTCTGCAATTGCTCCGTAGCTACCGTATGAGCTGTTACCGTTGGTGGCTCGGATTACTCCACCATCTTGTGCCAAGTATCCGATGTGTGCATAGTATGAGAACACAGATACCAATTCAGCTCGGGCATTGTTCAACACCCATGCACCGATGCCATCGCTGAGTACTTGGGTAAAGTCATTAGACACTATAGATCTATTGCCACCACCATGCAAAGCGCCGTTGATTTTTTGTCCAACGCAGCCTGTGCCTATGGTGGTCACACCTTGAATATATGGAGAGCGGGTATCGATCCATGTGCGTGTGTCTGCAGTACCCCATCCTGGATCTAGTGACACATATGCGCCCCCTAATGGAAGTTGATATAATTCAAATGCCACCGGAGGACTCAGTGTTGACTCAAGACCTTTCAATGTGCAGTTTCTGATGCCTGTGGCATTTCTCACATAGAACATGTCTTCTGTGTCGGTACAACCTAGCACACTGTTTCTGTAGTATCTTGCTTCAAACAACGATTTATAATTACCGGTATAGATTATGTCATATTTCCAGGCGTCTATATATCTACGCACATTTGTTTTATATAACTCTATGTCGAATACGTATGCGGGGTATGTTGCCTGCATATACGCCACGGCTTCTGCAGCCAAGAATTCTTTGTTGGCTTCTAGTTGTAAAACAGTGTTGGCATATGTTTCAGTTGTTACCGCAGTGTTTGTGCCCACTAATGTTGGTGGTAAACCTGTTGAATTAATATA